CCCTTGACAATCCCTCCCCCCTATTATCCCCCCAGAAACAAAGAAAAAGATAAAAGTATCTGTATCTAGTATCTGTTACATGCTACATGCTACAGACACTTTACACATGACACTTATCTGATATCAGGTATTGAGACTTTATTCGCCATTATGGACGGTGATTTGTAGACACATACCCCCTTTTTATGGAAATTAAATGTAGACGGCTACCCACCAATACAAATACAGATACATAAGACCCACCCCCAGCAGTGATACTACGTACCACTCGGAATCAACAAACAACAGGCAGCAAGCTACCAGTAGTTTGTCTTCTAATGAATCATTAGCTGCTAAGCCTGCGTTCCTTTACTGCAGTTTGTTTCATGCTTCTGGATTCCTGCTACTTGATACCTGATATCTAATGCCTGATAGATGATGCCTGATGCCTAATGCTTGATATCTGATACCTGATGTTTTTAGCTGGTATGGATAGGCATATAGAGTACCGCATCGAATACAGGTATCAAGGTGCCTAGATAGCCTGAATAGGGTAGCTAGGGTATCCAATAGAGTATTAGCCTTGATTCTATGCCTGCAGCCTAAATAGCCTATTTCTAGATTGTGACTAAAAACGCCTTGAAACGTCTCCAGCTTCACATTTTCTCAAAAATTGCAAAAATATCAGTCTCAATTCATGAAACAAATCTCAGGTGTTCGTGACTGGCTAGGCACGGCTTGCATTACCCATAAATCCTGCTATTGTTGTTGACATCAACTAAATAACAAGTAAACGCGAGGTGAACATAGAAAAAACGGCAACGATAGCCTAAGCCTAGGAATAGGAATCACTCTAAACATAAGAGTGTCGGAAACGTAAACATCCGGTAAGCGAAACTCCCAAAGTCAACGCAAAAGCGACAAAAGGATAGAAGAAATCTGATTTCTGAAACGTTGAAAGCGTAGAAAATAGAAATCTGGATTAATAAGAAACTCAAGAACCCTACCGATTAAATCGGGGCCTAGGGCTAAAACAAGTAGGTTAGATTGTGGATATCACAATCGCTAACAGCCTCAGGATTGAGCAGGCTATTAGTTCAGCTGAACATCCTAGTTTGATAGGTTCCTGAAGGCTATCAGCTAGTTTTCTCATAGTAAGAATGACATAGGTTGAATCCGCTAGAAAAACGGCAAGGTTTCTAACGGTATTTTATGGACGAAAATCTTCTAATGGATAGCGATTGACATGTCTCGATTATCTAAAAGTGAAAGCATCCAAATATAGAAACGTCAATAACAGGCGTTTGATGCGACTAAGAATTATTACCTGCTAAAACTTACAACCTTATCGGGGAGCATAGTAATTCTTAGATTCTATTATTAAGACACGATATCCAGCAGCTAAGTCTAGTATTTAGCTGCTGTCATGGTTACTTAATAAGTAGGGAGTGTGAATGTGAATACGCAAGATAAAAATAACTACTACACGATTGAAGACACTAGGGAATTTCTCGCAAATATTGGCATAGGTGGATATTGCCAATCGTGTATTGAAGCTCTAACTAGCATGTCTAATGGGGAGGACGCAGCAGCTCCCGTTGAATGGTGCGATTGTCTTGAACAAATTGATTAAGTCACGATACGCAGCAGCTAAGCATGCTTAGCTGCTGAAATGGTTACTTAATTAGTAGGGAGAAAATGAATATGACGGCTGAAATGGTAATGGAAATATATAATTGTGATTGGTGCGGAGATTCGGGGGAATATGACGCAGCTATTGAGGATTATCCAGATAGTTTTTACTACCTAGATAACGATGACGTTGTGTGCGATGACTGCAGGTATGATGCGTATAGCTGCTATAACTGTGGTACTACTGGACACTGTGATAATAGCTGCTATTGCGATAATTGCTGCGAGTCATACTGTGACAGCTGCTACTACGATAGCTATGAGCATAGCTGCAGCAATAGTGATGGTATACATGATTATTCATATGTGCCTGATGAATTAATGTTTCACGGCAATCAATATCCATTAGACAATCCCATGCCTGATTTATATATGGGAGTTGAACTGGAAACTCAAGGGGAAATAGGGGATGCGTCCGCATTAATAGATTTTGTTCAACGTGATGATGAGGAACACGCATTTCTTAAAGACGATAGCAGTATATCAGGCGTTGAAATTGTGACTCACCCGATGACACTTGACTACCACCGTAACGAGTACGATTGGCAAGGGTTGATTGAATCAGCCGAAAGTGATGGGTTCTACGATGGCACCGGAGCCGGATTACACGTGCATATATCAAGAGATGGCCTCGGAAACTCAAGAGCTGAGCAGGCACAAGTAGAAACGAACGTGTTAGCTATGCTTGAGATTCACTGGGATAAATGGGTTGAACTTGCTAGGCGTGATAGTAGCCATTGGGCAGCTAAGAATTTGCTGGGCGTATCTATCAATAAGAAGAACCTAGAAGATGGCAAAGACTACCGCAAGGGTAGGTATCAGGCACTGAATTTCACCAACCCAGACACCATAGAGTTCAGGATGTTCAGGTCAACGATGGACGTGAGCGTGATACAAGCTACGCTTGAGGGTGTATATGTCATGGCATTCATGGCCAAGTATCGCAGCCTAGAAAACATACTCAATACCACGTTCGATGACGTGCTGGAGCAGGCTGCAGCCTTGAACCTACACCACCTGTTTGACTACTACACAAGCTAACCACACACCAACTCATAAACAACTCATAAAAGGAGACATGCCTATATGTGCATTATTGCAATAAAGAAATCAGGAACACCTATCGACTGGAACATGCTTGATACGTGTGACCTAAACAATCCCGATGGAGCTGGCTACGCCTACGCTACAACCGATGGCGTAGTAATCAGCAAGGGTTACTTTGGAAACGATGAAATAGAACGGGCTATCAAGGCTGAGGGCATAGATACAACTGCCTTGACCATGATATTCCACTTCCGAATAGCCACGCATGGGGCGGTGAATGAGGGAACGTGTCATCCATTCCCGATGACGAGTGACGTTGATGCCCTGACCGCTACAGACGTGATAGCACCGATAGCCGTGGCACACAATGGAATTATTCCAAGGATGCCGAACGATAAAGACCTATCGGATACCATGCTATTCATAAGAGATTACATGGCACCGCTTGGAGACAGCATAAACAAGGATGCGGTACGCAACCTGATATCCAAGCTGGCTGCCAGCAAGCTAGCCATCATGACCCCTGAGAATCTGTACCTGATAGGGGATTTCATAGACAAGGACGGCTGGCTATTTAGCAACGATACCTATAAAGAGATGGCTTGGACCAAGTACGTCAAGGAGGATATCAGTACGAGGGGAGCAGGCACGAGTACAGACCGCATCAATCGGGAGTGGAATGATGATGACTGGAATAAGTGGGCAGAGTATTACGAGTCCGCAGAATATAACGATGATTCGGTCCTTGCCTACTGCGATTCATGTGGTGACGAGTACGAGGTAACAGATACCTCACAAGATAAGATAGGCGATGCACTCTGGGCACTATGCACTGACTGTACCGAACAAGTATCAGCAAAGATGAATAGCTAAAAATAGATTCACTTGGAGGTGGATAATTGAATAAAGCATACGAGATAGTAACGAATAAGATACTGGAACTGATGGAGAAAGGAATCATACCTTGGCACAAGCCTTGGAAACTGACCGCTGGAATGCTCCCTCAGAATGCCATATCACACAAGGCATACAGGGGTATCAACCCGATACTGCTGGGGCTGGCTGGATACAGTGACCCACGATGGCTCACATATAACCAAGCAGTCAGCAAGGGAGGCTATATCAGGGGCGGTGAGGAGGCCATGCCCATCACATATAGCAGCGTCATAGAAAAAGAGACTGACGAGATAGACGATGAAGGGAACACAGTCATAAAGAAGTTCTGGTTGCTCAGGTATTACAGCGTGTTCAACGTAGAGCAGACAGCAAACATCGAATGGGAATCAATAGACAGGGATAACAGGGTACTCAACCCGATAGCTGCAGCCGACACGATAGTGGCAGAGATGCCCAACGCACCCAGCATAACGCACAACGGAACTAACAGGGCATTCTATAAGCCAGCCACAGACTCGATACACCTTCCAGTAATGGAAGCGTTCGATGATATCAACGAGTACTACTCAACCGTATTCCACGAGATGAGCCACGCCACCGGACATGAGTCACGACTGGATAGGGCAGGCATCAATGACTTCGACCACTTCGGGAGTGAGCAGTACAGCTTTGAGGAACTGGTATCAGAGTTCTCGGCTGCGTTCCTCTGCAACGAGGCAGGGATTGTCAACGGCACCATAGCTAACTCGGCAGCATACATACAATCATGGGCTAACAAGTTTAAGAAGGACAAGTCCCTGATTGTGAAGGCTGCATCGTTCGGGAACAGGGCATCAGACTACATATTAACAAGTGCATAATGCTATTAAGCAGGAGGGTTTCGGGATGAAACATTTTGAATTAACAGATAGTGATTTTCCCCTTAGGAAAATGGTGGTTGAAATTTTCCCACACCAAGTGGATATTGCCATATACGATGAGCGTGAAGATGGCCCAGCGTCACCATATATGACGATGACGATAGCGACTGAGGATTTAGATGCCAGCGGATTAATAATCGTAGGTAAAGAAGGAGCAGGAATAACAGATGACTAGAGATGATGTATTGAAACTCGTAGTTAACCACGCCAGATACAGCGGTGAGGATGGTGAGGGCAATCCAGTCTACACCCTCTCACATAACGGCAAGTTCTACATGTCCGATGACACGTACGGCTTGGTACAGGCAATCATAGAACGGGAAGAGAAGGACAATAAACCAACACCACTCATAGATATATTCACAGATGGAGGTGAATGATGATACCGAATCCGCAAGAGTACGACAGATTAGGTGAACTACTAGACGCACTTTGGGAGGCAATTGCACAGAACCCAACGGGATGGGATGCACTGGAGGAAGTAGTGAAACGGGGGTTGGAGTCATGGCCCGAAAGTGAGCTTATAGATGAGGCCGAAAGATTCAGAATAGATGTATCAGCATACAAGGATGGAGATGAGTAATGTCAGGAAAAGTCACAGACGTACGACACGAGATAAGAACAGACGGGGAAGAGCTAATCCCTGTCACCGATAAGGCAAAGGACTGGTTCGCCAGCCACATACTCGCTACGGCCTCGACAGACACCGTGATAGGGATGTTAATGGACGCAGGGTTCAGGATAGATACCGTATACCCTGAAGGACTTTCAATGATTCCAGATGATGCAGACTATGATGACTCGATGGACGGTGACCACGAGTCAGCCCTTGCCTCCGCAGGCTGGGGAACCGATGAGGATTACGGATATTTCGGGGAAACAGAGGACTTCTAATCCTTGACAATGGCGCTGCTGTTGTGTATAATAAGAACAGCGATGATGTAAGGAGGGATAAGCGATGGTATCAGGCACACGGCTATCGAACGCAGAAAAGATTCGCATATTAAAGCTGACTCTCAACACACGTCTGACAGTCAAGGAGATAGCGGAGACAGTAAGCCGTTCGGATACTTCTGTATACAAACTACTTAGGGATTTCCGTATCCCGTCGAGACCACAGAGAAGAAACCTCAGGGTAGTGGAAGATGCCCTGAAAAATCTGATTGCCTTATCTGGTATAGATACAGATACAGATACCAGTAACAGTAATACAGATACTAGATACAGTAATCTAATAAGCAAGCATATAGATAAAGCTACAGGGTTACATCTTAGTGTCTATCAGTGCATAGATTGCAGTAATACGTACCAGTTAAGCAGCAACGATGAGAACTGGTACCTGACCAAGGGATACCACATTCCAAAGCGGTGTGTCCCATGCAGAGCTACCAATAACGAACGACAACAGCGTAACAAGGGCAAGAAGAAGAAACCTAAATCTCCTGCTGAGGAAATTGTTGACGGCAGTGACATGGTGATGGAGCCAGTCACTACAAATAAGATAGAAAATCTACAGGAAATCATCTATGACCTGATGGCCCTAAGTGATAGGCTCAGTGCCTTTGTACTAGATAGGGAAGCAGTCACAGATGGAGGAGATAGTGAGTCAGATATTTCATGATGTTGAAAGACTACTGTGGGTCGAGATAGACAGGCGGTTAACAGATAGTGAGAAGAGAGCCGACAGCATGGGTACACAGAAGGTTGACACAGAGACACTCAAGTACCTCCAGACTCTTGCTCTCATGGAAATAGCAGTAACCCTTAGGGGAAAGCGATAACGCAAGGAGGTAACCGTGTCGTTGTCAATGAAGTGTGAGGAGTGTGGTCACGATACAGCGTTGTATGACCTGATTGAAGCTGCACGAATCATCGAAAGGCATCCCGAATCCCTGCGTAGATACGTCAGGTACGGCGATGTAGAAGGGATAAAGATAGAGCGCGGGGTTTACTTCACGCAAGCAAATCTAGTCAGAGAACTAGAAAAGGAAGGAGTGTAATTTGTTAGAGACACCGGAGACAAAGTGGACATCGGTAGACATAATGAAGGTTGTCCCTGCCAAGGACAGGAACGACAACCCTCAGTGGGAGTTGACTGTCAGGTGGGAATGGACACCCGTCAACAACAACTGGGGGGAAAGGATATGGGTCTACCGTGAGTCTGCCCCTTCAGTTATAGAAGAGGGGAGGCAGAACGTCCTAGTCGAGAAGGGTAACGTCAAGAATAACAGGGAAGGTACACCCTATGACGGCACCTTTGAATGGATGTACCGCTACAAGATAGTAGGATGGGAGCAATTGCAAGGCACCTTTGCAGGGCCGAGCAAACCACAGCCATCACAGCCAGAAGAGGCAGTGAACGGCACGCTTATAACTGAGGGTACAAACCCTGAGCCTGTACAGAGTGCCCCCGTTGAGGTAATACCTGAGAATCAGATGAGGATAATGAGACAGTCAACACTGAACTATGCTGCCATACTCATGGCCCCTATAGTCAAGGACTTCTCCGGTCCTCAGGTAATGGTCGAAAGAACCATAGACCTCTCAGGTAAGCTGCTTGAATATGTAATTAGTGGGAACATGCCTACATTCACAGACCCAGCTTGGGTAGAAGATGAGAACCAAGACCTGCTAGACCAGCAGATATAGTTGCTGCTCAGAACTGATGACGGGGTTGTCGTTGCCAGACTGGTTAACGGCATCCTCGTCAAGAAAGCTAGGGAGTCCAAGCATATGCTCAGGAGTCCCAAGGCATGGGCTTTCGACAGGTCAATCATAGAGACAGCATCACGACACGGGGCCACTGGAATACGTATCGAAGCAGGTGATACAGGTGCCGTGTTCAAGGTCTCAATGGATATGTTCCTTGAGAAATCCTTTGCCCTCCAGAGAGGGCACAACAGACAGCTTGCCTTGGTCCTTAAGTTCTGGGACACTAGCAGGCCTGAAGATGTTAAAGAAGATAAACAACTGACACTCATTTAGGAGGTGAGTATGGTTGAATTCGACAGCGGACCCCCACAGAAAAAACTTAAACAATACAAGACACGTGTGCAGATGACAGGTTCCATGTGTTTTGATGCTGTAGATGATGAGGCTGCAGCAGCATGGATGACCAGCCAAGAGAATGAGATAGGCATAGCCCTCATCAACATAGACGGAATAAGAAAGATAAGAAATGTACAGGTGGAATTCATCGAGGAGGCAGAATGACACTCGATACCAAGACATCACAGATGGGCCTTAGCATATGGAAGAGCAAGGTTAAGGTCACCCTATCCGACGACAACAAGGGCTACCACGTCCACGGAGACGAGCGTATTCCCAAAGATGTAGTGTTACCACGGGTCACTGGCATTCTTAACATAATAGAGAAGCAGGGACTGAGAACGTGGGCCATGAACATGGCACTGGATAACATAAAGGAGAATCTTAGTTACCTTTCATCTAAAAGAATTGAACTTACAGATGATGGGATTGATGACCTCATTGAGCGAGCACGCCTTGCCCATGAGGAGAAGCGTGACATTGCAGCGGACTACGGCACAGAGGCACACGCCCTGTTGCAGCAGCTCTGCATAGACCCCGACACTGCAGTGCCCGATAAGTTCGTGCCAGTGGTGAGTGCATGGGAGGAATGGCTGGACAACTCCGGCCTTACCATCCTAGATACGGAGACATCCCTGTACTACCACGACACTACCAGCAAGGACGCACCCATATCCTTTGCAGGTACGGCAGACTTGATTGCTATGGATAAGGACGGCACCCCTGTCATATGTGACTATAAGACAGGAGCAAGGCTGTATCCTGAATCCGCTTTGCAGATGGCTGCTTACTCACTTGGTCTGGCTTACTGTGGTATAGGTAAATTCCTAGACGCAGGCAACATGGTCAATACCAAGGCATTTGTCATCAGGCTACCCAAGGAAGAAGGAACCCTGCCTGAAATCAGGGAGGTACGAAACTTGGATGACCAGAGACTGGCGTTCATCAATGCCTGTAAACTCAGGCAGTGGCAGTCAAGCAGGGACAAGTGGGTTCCTAAAAGAAAGAAAGCATAAGTCACTAGGGTGAACCGTTCGTCTTTATAAGTCGAGACGTTAAACTCAAGGGAAGGTTTTTAATATTCCCCTGCCCTTGGGGTATTTTTGCCCCGATAATCCTGTGAACTTAACGGTGATGTTCCAACAGGTGTGACACCTTAGTAGTCCTGAGCATGACTTTAAAAGGCTCATATTCTTACTGGGAGGTGAGCGATGGATGGAGACTGTAACTGTAACTGCTCGGAAGCGTTGCAGGAATCAAGGAAACTCAATACCACACTGATTGCACATATCGAGAAGCTGGAAAGCGAGTCGTTTGATGTCCATATTAAAACGAGAGATATGAATGCTTTCATGCGTGACCTGAGAGACGAGAACAGAATAGCATTGGACAAGATACTGGATGAACTGGACTACCTTAACTACCGTAAGGGAGACCAGTCAGTAGTGAAAGAGGAACCACGAAGGAGGTACCGAATTGGAAACGGATAAGTTGGTGGTTAAGAAAGGAACACTGGTAACCGTTGACTTCCCCGATGGACGCAGCAGATTTGAAGCGTCATATATCAGGGACAGGGACGGCATATTCAAAACAGAACTGCAGGTATATGCACAGTTACCAGTAGACGGCAGTCACAGAATGATAAGAATTAATAGAAGCCACCCTGACTTACTGGATGATATGGACGTGAAGAGACTGATAGATTCTTTAGAAGATAAGACCAAGGACTACCCCAACTTTTACTGGGGGTCACTGGTAGACATGGCAAAGGACTCCATAATAGATACCTATAGGGAAGGAGACCCTGCCGTAGTCATGGGAAATCTCGAGGGATTCACCCCTCGTATCTACGACATAAGACCCATGTTCATCAAGGGCGTGGGCAATCTCATGTGGGCACCCGGCGGTTCGGCTAAGAGCTACTTCGCCCTGCTGAGCTGTGTCATGGTGGACAAGGGACTTGACCTGATGGGCCTGAGGGCACGGAAGGGAGTCGCCCTGTTCCTAGACTGGGAAGAGACTGAGGATGTATTCAGGGAGCGCATAGCTGCCATACACAGGGGACTCGGCCTACCGCTGGATAACTCTGGTGTTATATATAAGAAGATGGCAGGCAGTCTTGCTGACAATATAGAGATGGTCTCCAAGATGGTTATGGACCTCGGCGTAACCTACATGGTAGTCGACAACGTTGGTGCTGCACTCGGCGGTCCCAGCGTAGACCAGATATCAGTAGAGAACTATTTCGCTGCAGGTAACCTGCTTGGTATTACTTGGGTATCTATTGACCACGCTAACAGGGCTGGTGAGACAACAGGTAACTGGCAGATACACGGCTCGGCGTTCAAGTATGCCCGTGCCCGGCAGGTATACGAGTTCAAGAAGGTGCAGGAGTATGACTCAGGAGAGATAGAAGTCATGGTCTACCACCGTAAGTCGAACGACTCAGGTATTAAGTCTCCAAGAGGATATACGGTAAAATTTGACATGGAACCGTATTATGTTTCTGAGATAGATGATTATGAGAACAGGCTAATGAAGGTTACTTTTGATTCGCTGATGTACGGAGACGCTGCGGACGAGTTCCTTAGCCGGGAGCCTATTGGAAAGATTTGCCACGAACTGTTGAAGGCTCAGGGGTCGCTGACCTTAGACAAGCTGGCGATGCGTGTTAGTCATATTAAGGATGTCGATAATATAACGGAGGATACAATACAGTCATCCATAGATAACTTCACGCTTAGAGTAAACGGTAAAAAAATTAACCCGATGATGGTCGGAGCGGACGGGCAAACAGTACACCTAGCAACCTCTGAGGAGGTGGAAGAATGGTCGGTATAGAACTGTTAAAACGTGCGGAAGAGGCAGGACTGACGGTCACCTGTGTAGGCGACAGCCTGAGAATACGGGGACCAAAGTCAGCGGAAGCCATAGTACAGGAGCTGAGTGCTAACAAGAGCGAGGTGATAGCTGCCATTAAAGACGGCACTCTCACCCCTGCTCCAGCCTCAGAGCTGCGTGCTAGGCTCCGCAAGGGTATCGAGTGGTTCCTTGCAGTTGACCCTAAACTGTGGGACGAGAACGATTACCCGGTGTATGACCACAGGAAACTGGAAATCAAGATGATGGAACAGACGCTTAAGTGGCTGGAGCTGGAAAGGCTGCTGCGTAACCTGTACGAATACGAGGGTTGTATCTTTGACGGAAGAACCTGCCCCAAGGAATCTCCCGTCAGGTGTACGGCGTGCGGATAGTATTACCGCACCTGCCACCCAGCAAGGCGTACCCTAACAAGAAGACCCACTACTTTACCCTGTCTTCACTACGTAGAGAGCAACAGGAAGAGATGATTGTCTACGTAATGGAGCAGGGTAAGCCAGACACTCCCTATGAAAGAGCACATATCACCATGACGTGGCGTGCCAAGGACAAGAGAAGTAGGGATATAGATAACCTATTGTCAGCTATGAAGGGCAGCATAGACGGGCTGATACATGCAGGTGTGATTGTGGATGACTCCGCAAAGCACCTGTCCTATACCCTGTACTACGAGTGGGGAGATAAAGTGAAAGAGAACGAAACCATATTAGACATTAAGGAGGTACTGATATGAGTGTCACAGAATATATATTAGTAGGTAGTGAGTATGTGCCGTACATCAAACGGCATAAATCAGACAAGGTGTACTGGGAAACCACGCTACCTCACGAACGTATAACAGAAGAGGATGTAAAGAATACTATAAGAGAGTCTGCGCAAATCAAGTATCGTATATGGTACGGCTGTGGCAGAGCAGAGCTTGTGAACAATAAGACATATGGTAGTTCGTGGGGATATGACTACTTAAAATATAGGCCATGTGATAGGAAACCATATGACAATACTGGATTCTGTAAAGCACATATCAAAAGTGCAAGAGAAGATGGTTACATTCCTGCTACCTATGGCTTAATGGAAAGAGCATGAGTGAGTGCATACACCACTGGGTACTGGAATCTCCTAACGGCTCAGAGTGCAAGGGAAAGTGTAAGAAGTGTGAGGAGACCAAGGTGTTTATGAATATATGGGAAACAAGGAAGAGGCCACGCAGGAATCCCAATACTAATACTGTTACATATACGGAAGATATATACATTAAGCCACAGTCAATGCCAGCACCGTGGCTTAATTCGAGTCGGAAGTAATAACGTCCTTACTCAGTGCGATAATACCTGCGCCTGCAACACCAGCTATCTCAGGGAATCCCTTGAACATGGCTATGATAGCGATGATACCCAGTATAAGTATTGCGGTCAGTACCTGTGGGCGCAGGTGAACGACCTCCCACCATTTCTTCATTAACGTATCATTACAGGTTCTTCCTGTACCCCGTCGTTTATAGTGTTAACTTCAACAGATGAATTTATCACAAGGTCTGCACTGTCAATGTCGCCGTCGTCACCCACTCGCACGTTCTTCAGAGTTAAGGTGCCTATCTCAAAGTAGTCACCATTGAAGGCTCCGTTCCATGCGTTCACATTCTTTAGATGTAACTTCTTGATAAGGACATCGCCCCCTGTTGTGGATTGCCGAATAATAATACGGTCAACCGTCATATCTTTAGCATCGTAACTGACAGCCCCTCTGGTCGATGACATGCTGACATCATTGGTACTCGATGCCATTGTTGGAGAGAATGTATGCCCTGCTGCCACTACTGAGGAGGTTGCATTGATGGTATAGATGTAGCCGTTGGCTAGGTCCATCGTGGGAAATTCAGAGTCTTCAATAATTACTTCTTCTATGGTAATCATATCTGTAGTCGATGTGCCTGTTAGCTGGAAGGCATCGGTCAGACCACCTTTGCCAAGAGAGATGTTCTCGAACTTGATAAGGTCAAGTCTTGTTCCCTGAGGTATGTTGAGCTGCAAGGTCTGTGACCTGTCAGCAGGGAACTCAGCATCAACTATAGGGCTACCAACCATAGACGGAGCTTCATAGGATGCACCAAGCATCGGGAACTGTATCTGCTGTTCTCCACTGGATACCAGAAGGAAGAGGGATGCAAGGAATCCGATAGCTACCGCAGAGAGGGAGCCGATAATAAGTTTCCCTCCTCCAAGGTACACACCACCGGGAAAGGGAATCTTGAAATGCCAGAACATCGGGAGCTTTGCCGTTAGGTTCGGTATCCCGAACTTAATTCTTGGACTGCTAATCTTTTTGTTCTTCATTCTTCTTTCTCCCGTCCTCCTGCATCATTCCAACTATAACTCCTGCTGCTGCGGTCACCGGGTTTGCAAATATCGCAAACGCCACAAGGATTATATCAAGGTGCGGTGCTATTTCCGCTGGCTTGGAAGTAGTCTTCCAAACAATCAAAACGCCCAAAGTTACGAAAGCTAGAAATAACGGACCAACCAATACGATGGTTAAAAACTGTGAACCAGTTAATGTGGTCTTGGTACTTGCCTTTAACTCAACAATTTCCTGTCGGGCCTGCAGTAATTCCTCCTGTAACTCAATCTCCCTATCTGAAATTGCCATTTAATTTAACTAACCTATACCATGAGACCAGAGCAACCCGTTACACCTCTCTACGGAGCGCACAGGGGGTGGCTATTCCTGATTAACCCACCTTTTCCACTGCTTTTACTAGGTTCCAGTACTTACTCATACAACTTGAGCGTTCTGATTTTTCAATCTTCCCGTCCTTCACTGATGAGTGCAAAGTACCAACCAAGTCGATAAGCTCATCGGCACAGGCCTGATACTTAATTGCGAACTTAACTGCCTTCATGAATCCTGCCATGCTGCCTCCTCTATCGACCAATCAATTTATCAAGTAGCTGCCGTGTATGTCGGAGTAGTCGGTGCTGCTGCCGTAATCAACTGCTTCTCCGCTGCATGGATAATTCCATTGGCAGCAGAGTTAGCCAGATGAACTGAGTAGGTGGCATCAGTCAGGTTAGGGTTGTCTGGACCCCCATTATTCCTGTTCATCCACGCAAGCGCATTTACTCGTGTCGCACTTGGGACAGTCGCAGTCTTAGCTGTACCGCCTTCCACCGTGACTACTATCGTTATATCTCCAGTTGCCATACCTAACTCCTTAGCTTGAACTTACCGAACCGTCCCACGCCTTTGCAGTATTAAGGGCTGTGGTGACAGCAGAACTATCCAGATTTGTAAGTTTCGCTACCTCACTTGCCCTAACAGAAGTAGAGAAATTCACTCCACTGTTATTACCCTGCCAGTTTCGTACCGTATTAATGGCACTGTTGATAATACCTCTAGCTGTATCCAGAGCCTCAAGGGTAGCTTCATTCGACCTTGCGTCAGCCATTCCTGACCTCCTGTAATTCTTTTGATAACTCTTGAATCGCTTTGACTAATGTGGGAACTAAGTGTTGATACTCAACGTGCCACATCCCATGTTCCTCGCATTCGTTCCCTGAAACGCATTCATCACAATCTCGTCCACCGCCTTGGTCGTTGATAATCCAAGGAGCAACCTTCACCGTTTCTTGGGCGACCATCCCTGTATAAGTTCCCCTGTAATTCTTGTTGTATTCAGCGGAACTATCTGTAGGGTCGTCCCACTCAAAATCCACCACGTTAAATTTGTTCACCAAGTCCAGAGCATTAGTCTGTGTAGGTCGAATGTCTGTCTTGAGACGTTCATCTGATGAGGTCGTCACCGTGGCATTCCCCAAGTACATGGTAGTCGAACCGCTACCAACTGAAAGCGTAGAAAATGCGTTATTGTCGTTGGCGGCTCCAACCGCCAACTTACCCCATGCGACGGCTCTGGTAGCAGTTAGGGCTTCGGTTGCAGGACTTTCCAGAGTTAGAGGGTGATATAGATTTCCCACGGTATCAGCGACATAGAAGAATATATCTACTCCGTCCCTGTCGCTGTGCTGTTGACCAGCGTGTTTGAATTGAATATAAGCCTCTCCACCATATGTTCCAGTTCCGTGATGTAGATTCTGTGCAGAAATCTGGGCAAAGACATCACTTGCCGATTCTCCATCTCCGATAAGTCTAAAATGCGATGTGCTATCGTTAGAACTCTGTGCAAGTACAAGGTTGCCGTCAGTCCATTCACTGGTGGCGTTGCCTACGTCAATTATTGAGTTATTACGCATATGAACAGTGCCGTAGAAATTTGTAACACCTCCAGAATCAAGGTCAATTCTTTCAGTACCGTCAATCTCAAATGACAGAGCGTTATTAGTATTAATCCTGAAAGGTTCAGTAGCGGAATCAGTAGCAGGGGTATGAATAGTTAAGGTACGGTTATTACTACTTCCCATGTCTGCTTCTAGTTTAACAAGAGGTAAATTCTCATCGGCAACATTGATATGTAATGGGGAATCTGGAGCCGTAGAGCCAATTCCTACATTCCCATCAAACCGACTCGTCCCTGCGTCCACGAAGAGGGCGTAGTCACGAGTACCTTCAGTGGGAGCGTCCTTAATATAGAGAGATGCAGCATCGTCAATCGTATGGCTTGTTGCTATGCCCGGTTCAGATAGGTAGAGGGTGGCTGCAACAGCGGTATTTCCACCAGTGTTTAGAACACTACTACCTCCGAATGCCGAACCCATTCCAATACTGGTTACGAAAGCAGAGTCTCCAGAATGACTTGTAATATCTGGAAAAAATACCCACCCAGCAGCGTAGTCAGATGCTCCTGAGCTAGTACCAGTTCCTGCGAGAGCAGCAAGATAGGCATATTTGCCATCAGCGAATATACTGATGTATGGAGTAGTTCCAACTGTACTTCCCTCACCTATTCTCAGGGCATCTCCCACCCCACCACCAAGGTCATCATCCAACCCGATATAGTAGTCAACGGCAGTACCATCAAAGACTATCTTTGTGTTCTCTGCCCCTCCATCCCCTATCTTCAGGGTGGGAGTGGTTCCAAAAATGTTAACGTCAGCAGTTATATCAACTGTGCCAGTTGCGTTTTTGGTTAGCCAAGCGGTTCCGTCTTCCTGAATTTCAAAGTCTCTGACTGTGCCAGTTCCAACAGCACCATGATTTAAGTAGAACTTTGTACCACTCGCAAGATATCCCATCTGTAGCATTTCACGATTACTAAATGAAGCGGGAGTTCCTTTTCCGTAAGCCTCGAATTGAACATTGTCGCCACCGTCACCCTTCTTAGAAAAGAGTTCTATTCCTGATTGTGTATCATCGGTCTGGCTCATTATCGCCAGAGTATCGCCACGGTCAGTGATGTTATAAAGCTGTGATGCACCTGAGACATTAAGAACTATGTCTCCAGTAGTAGTCAGATTCAAGTCAGCCCCTGACGCTATGGTGAAGTCAGTGCCATCACTCTCAATCTTCTGTCCGTCATCGGCAAAAGTAAGCCCAACGGTAGAAGGAATATTAATATCGTCAGTTGCTTCTAGCTCTATGTCGGCTGCGGAATCCAAGGTGACAGTAGTACCTGCCAACTCAGCAGTACCGTCTGCTGTTATCTGGATGTTTGCTGCAGCTGCGTCATCATCGGTAGTTACTATGCTTAACGCTCCATGTTGAGCCATAGTGATGACAGCCTTGTCACCAGTATCTTGGTCATCATGTATCGTCAGAGTTGTACCGTCTACATCAAAATCAAAGATGGTTAATGTACCGTCATCCATAGTGACGTTGCCACCGTCAGCGGAGAGAACTATATCCAGCCCTGCATCCAGTGTTATTCCACCTGCATCCGATACGGCTGATATAGAACCTGCACCAGTACCTTGGTCTGCATGTATAACGATAGTCTCTGATGTACCACCATCAGCAGTCAGGAGAATGGCATTAGCCCCATTCAGTCCTGACTTTACATTGATACCACCGACATCAGACAGTAACTGTATAGAAGCAGCACCTTCTGTAGCTGTCGTACCTTGGTCATTGAACAGGGTAATCGTAGATGATGTACCACCGTCTACTGTCACGTTGACCGCATTAGCCAAATCCGCAGTAGACCTTATGCCTATTCCACCTGCATCAGATAGAAGGGATATCGACTCCGCTCCTTCTGTAACCGATGTGCCTTGGTCATTGAAGATAGCAATTGAACCTGTGGTTCCACCGTCACTTGTTATATTGACGGCCTTTGCTAGGTTTGCGGTACTTCTTATTCCTACCCCACCTGCGTCTGAGAGGAGAGCAATTGACTCTGCCCCCTCTGTGACTGAAGTTCCTTGGTCGTTAAACAGGGTCATGGTAGAAGTAGTTCCACCATCCACTGTTATGTTTACAGCGTTGGCTAGGTTAGCCGTACTGCGTATACCAACGCCACCAGCGTCAGAGAGTAAAGAAATAGATTCTGCGCCTTCCGTTACGGAAGTTCCTTGGTCATTGAATATGGCGATAGAGCCAGTCGTACCGCCATCACTGGTAATATTCACAGCCTTAGCCAAGTTAGCTGTGGACCTGATGCCCACACCGCCAACGTCGGACAGGATGTTTACAGACTCAGCTCCCTCAGTAACACTTGTTCCTGTATCAGCATGAATCTTGATAGTACCACTGGTGCCAGTACTTTGATGAAGATATATAGCAGCAGCAGTATTACTACTGGATACAAGGTCAATGTCCCCTGATGAGTCTACCTGTACATCGGTGACATCCCAGTCAACAGAGCCGTTAACATCAAGGATGCCGGGTATCTTGACAGAAGATGATGCTATCGTGGCATGAGGAGTTAGGGTTATCTGGTCAACGAACGTGCCCTGTGAGGCAGCATCGTTACCAATCCCCAGTTCACCGCCATCCCTAGCATTTATTAACCACTGGTCTTTAACGTCAGCCCCTTGGTCTGCATATAGATACAGTCCAGCAAGAACAGTATTATTACCACGTATGCTTAGCTTCTCTACATCTATCTCAGAAAGGTGAATCTTGTCGTCAAACTTGTACCTGCGCTTTGAAGTACCCTTGACTATCTCGGTATCAAACTCACCTGCAGTAGCATGGGAATACGAGTAGTAACCGCTGGAGTTAGTAGTTACAGAAGAAGCCTCACGTGCTGTAGTCGTGGAGTTCTTATCGTATATATGAATTGTTGCCCCGGAAACAGCGTCCCCGGAGTCGTCATATACGAATCCTGCGAAGTTGATGGTAGGTGCAGCCATCTATCTTCCTCCTAGTCGAGACCTGTCCCTGAATGCGAGAGCGTCTCTGGTTGTTCCTATAGCATCCTGTTCCAAGTCATCCTCGTCTACAAATATAAGGGTAGTGCCCTGCCCGGCAAGTGCCTCTCTTGCAAAGATGTCACGGGCCTTTATCTCGCCCCCCAGCTCGTAGTGGTAGTATACACCCTGTACATTCACAGCCAGGTTTGGGGGATTGGTGAACAGGAAGTCAATAATAGTACCTCCCTTCTCCAGCCTCCCACCCATGAGCGGTGACTGGTACGTGAAGTCTTCATCAGGCTCATATCCAAGCTCAATAAGAGATGAATAGAATGCCCACTCCGGCTTGGAACCGGGCCATCCCTGAGGTGGTGTCTGAAGTCCCTGCCCTGTAGTCATCCGTCAAGAATTACCACCCAGCACACCTTGTCTCCGCTAGAGGCAACGTCAACATAGAATGTACTGAAAGGCACCGTACCGCCTGCATCAGCAAGGTTAATCTCTATCTCGTTACCAGCGGATAGCTCGTACCCGTTGGTAGCAGTTATATCACTCACACCGAAGTAGGATATACCTGAGTTAGCTGCAAGTGCCTTAACCTTGATATACCTAACCTTGTTAGTCGTATTGGATATCTGCTGCTCGGTTCCAGCAGTACCTACGGTTGTGGTTCCTGAGTCAAATATCATGGCTCAACCATCGTGATACGTGAAGAGCCACGCTCATCGTGTCCTGTGTACTCAAGTCCCGTAGCAGATGCTATATCCACGTAGTAGTTACGTTCAGTGCTATCGTCGTCCCTGAATGTAAACTCTACTAGGTTGGTAGTCTCTATAGCAGATACGAGATTAGCTCTTAATTCCTTGGGACTGTTACCCTTGTAGTTCTTGTTAAGGTCTACTTCAACGGTATGGCCCCACTTGGCATCCATCTTTTTTCGATACTCCAGCGTTACAGAGATAACGTCAGGTGTCTTTTCTTGGTTGTCCGAACCAGATGCACGTGCCAGCTCTATCTTGAACTTGATAGCCCTGAAGGTTGTACCCAGCCCGGAACCAAAGGTATAGGTGTTCACATCTGTACTCGAAGTAATTGTTGAACCAGCTTCATATTCAGCATCTGCGTAATTCAGATAGTAATAAACCTTAACAGTCTCAGTAGAAGAACATCCTGATGTTTCTATTTTCAGCTTGAGCGCAGTCTTGTCCACCTCTGTCTGCTGGGCATCGAACCAAGGAGTCTCATGCTCACCAGACAATGCGTACTCATATTCATTAAGCTGTGAAGGATTTATGATATCGAACGGAACCATCTGGTGGTACACATTACCGTCAAACCCCCACCATAACCTGTAGTCTCCCTGCCCTGCATTGGTGACCATCATCTGGTCAATAGCCTTTCCTGCATCAGCAGCTCGCCACTTTGTCTCCCACCCCGTATCATTCCACGCTATGATGGATGAAAATCCCGAATCCCCCTCCATACAATGAGAACCAAAGCAGCCATGTGATACTGATTGGTATGGTATATCAGTCGTTGCAACGTCGTGAGGGGCTGTGGTGGCATCTACTGCAGCAAGTAACTCGGTATGTGTTCCTGCAAGTTTCTTAATAGTTCCCCTCTTATCTGAAGGCAACCCGTCATCACGGTCTGGACCCATGACAGATATAACAGCATGGATGTTACCGTTGATGTACTTGTATATACCCAGCCCGGAAGGACTGTAGATGGAGTCACGCCATCTCACTGAGCCGGAACCGTTGAACTGGTGAAAGGGAAGATGGAACTGTGTCTCAACGAATCTGGCATTGGCAACATCATGAGCATATAACCCTATCTGAGTGGATGCGTAGAGTATCTGCTCTCCCTGAGCGTCACGACCTACGAATAGGTCAGTAACATAATCATCCGGTACTGGTAACTGTGCATCAGCAACAGGGTCACCAGATATAGTAAGTGTGTACCATAACTGACCCGTACTACTTATCCCCCATAATCTATCATCCCAGAAGGCGATAAACTCAGTTGGAATTGCAGCACCTGAACTTGCCAGTGAAGTTGTTGCTGAATTAGTTTTATTAACAACTGTTGTAGCATTAGCAAAATAACTGTATCCACTTGCCCCTGAACCTGTATTACGATGGGCAACAACTACGTAGTCTGTCCCTCCCATCCTGACAGTAATAGCATCTGTAGGAGTAGATGGAAAGGAGTAAGCACTCCCCCCACTAGTTACTCTAGTCCAATCATTGGATGCTTTAACGTAGTAATACGGGGCTAAATCCCAGCTTGCGTACATCTTGGTGCCAAGCTCGGCAAGCATGGTTATGGCCCCACTAATAGCAGTGGAACCACCTGTTATCTCGGTAGTCGTCTGGTTGGCCAGAGCAGGAAGTACAAGGTGATGCCTGTATCGTAACTGGCAGTTAGACCACCACGCCCTATCAGCGTCCGCTGGCCCCTGCATCCTCTCGACACCGATACCTCCACGCCAGTCAGACCAAGAGATTACGGATGAGCGTATCTGGCTGTCCCGTGTAGTGTCACCTATAACTACCTTTGCAGGGTAGATGGAGGCAAGCACGCTTTGAACTGGTCGGACTATGGGATAGTAAGTATTGTTAAGATATATCTCGTTCTTGTCGACTACCTTGTTTGCCATTACTCAACGGACCTACCTGTAATCAGTAAGGGGAACGCCCTCTTTGCCTGTTCAGCAAGGCCAAGCCAAAACGCTGCCTGCTGCCTGTTCTGGTCTGGGTCGGTAGTTGACCCTCCTGAGTTAGCAGCAAAGGCAAGCCCGGTAGCTCTGGCTATTATGTACGAGTCGTCTATCTCTGTTGTCCCTGAGTCAGTCGTGAGTAACGCTGGCTTGTCACCACCAGTTATCTTTAGCATGGCGTACCCTACCTCGAACTTACCATCCTGAGTAATGATAAGGTCTCTTGCGCTACGGTCTATCTTCCATAGATGCTTGGGGAATATCTCCCATACGGCAGTATCACTTTGTACTACTTTTAAGTCATCTAGAAATACAGTACATGCCCCCAAGTCTGTGCCTGTCTGCTTAAATCCTATGGATATAATCGCAGTATCTGTTTCAGGATTAGCTAACTTAACACGGAAGTAGGTCCAGCTATCTGCTGATAATGCTGGAACATCCAGTGATTCCAGTGGGCTGGCGCAACTGGCAGTATCATCCAGTAGTATCTGTAAGTTACCAGATGCGGTATCAACAGTACTTTTAATCCAACCTTCAAGATAATCGTATTTACTTATATCTTTGCTCCCAATAGATTCTGTAACAATCTGGTTAGTTCCAGCAGCAGCAGGGATAATAAACTTGTTACTTCCTGTACCCTGTTTCTTATCCTCAGTATCAACTACAGGAAACAATAAGACACTCGCACCATCAGAATGGGTAGCAGCAGTAGTTCCACCTGCTCCCCTACTAACCGTAAGAGTATTGGAAGAGATGCTACTAATAGTCATCTTTTCTGAATCAACCAGAATCTGCTGGTCTGCTCTTAATGGAGTAGAACTTGCAACGGGAACAGAAGTTGCCGTTGTACTTGTTATAGCTCCATCCAGAGTAGTAGTTACAAGAGTTGAATGCTCATCGAAAGCTGCATTCAAGTTATGTAAGCTGGTAAATGAAACACTACTACGATAGTACAGGTGATTAATAATAGAGACGTTACTTGGAATAGAAAATCTTAATGCCTTACCATCAGCATGTAATGCGACATGGGGAGAGCTAGACATATCAGGATGTTCTATAGGGTCATAAGCCTGTGACGTAGTATCTATGATTGCCTGATTGATGAAGTCATGGATAGCATTGGGATGGTATCCCTGCTCCCATAACTCATACGATTCTCCGCTGCCTATAGCAGAGACTGCTGGAGCTAGGGTTATATCAGTATCACCCTCATCAAAGTCACTTACCCTAGAAAGCACACCATCATTAGGTGAGGCAGTAAACAGGACATGGTATCCAATCCAGTTGTCGTCACCACCAATAAGGGTGTTGTCTATCAGGGATGTGGTGTCACCGCTACCTGAAGTAGACGATACATATACAGCCCCAAGATTATATCCAATGGACTGTCGTAACTGTTTACGGGTTCTCCCCTGTACAGGCATGGGCTAGCCTCATGATTTGGCATTCACCTTAGACTTCAGGGACTCGTTCTCCTTCTTAAGAGACTCTATCTCCTCGTTACGAGAAGCAAGAATCCTGTTAAGAAGATTAATCTGAGCCGTCTGAGCAGCCTGCGGATGAGCCTGAAATGCTGCGTTTATATCTTCGGGTGTTAACCCGAACTCTTGATTGCCTGCCCCATTCTGTTCGACCATTTATACACCTCGGTAATAGATTCTGTTGTTTGTACTCTCTCGCCTCTTGAGAGCGTACTCCCGAAACTCTTTTAACTGCTTACCTATTTCCTTTCTCTGCGCCACTGTAGGCTTCTTCTTTGAGTCCTTAACACGGCACTCAATTAAGAAGGTCTCCAGAGCCTGAGCTGCCATATCCTCAATGTGCGCCTGAGAAATATCTGGGTCTGCAGGTATCTTAACCACCTGTGACCTACCTGTCACGGGGTCATGGAACTGGAACGTATGCACAACAATGGACACCCCGGTCTCACCGTTGTAGCCAGTGTCTTCACCGCCTACATACGTGGAGCCTTGAGGTGTCCAAAGTTCTAAAGGCTGCATTACCTAATGTTTGTCATTATAAGTGCGTATTCTCCGTCAACTCCAGTTGAGTTGCCCATGTACGCAACTATGGTTCCTTCTCCGTCATCATCAGAATCCAGAACCTCAACTCCACCATCACGAGTATTTTTAGATGCAACTAAAGCTACTCCCTCGTCAGGAGTACCTGTAATAAGTGCAAGAGTTGGACCTCCAACACAAATCCAGCCGTAAGAGCCTGAAGCTATATCAACACATGACCAACCAAGAGGGGCACCTTCTATTCCGTTGTAATCATAAATCTCAACTGCACTGTACGGATTAGCAGTTAGTCCACATTGGATGGCTGAAGCACCACTAGAAATTGCTGCGTGAAAACCATCTTCTTCATCTATAGTAATTACCGCCCCAGCAGCACTGCTCACAGCAGTATTACCTTTGATTCTGTACATATGACCTTCTTCTCCAATGTCATTGAAGATAAGCCATCCGTCTTTGTACTGGTCTTTAGTAAGAGTTAAAGAAGTTGAAAGAGTCATTGTAGTATCACCAGCAGATATGTCTGCCGATGTAGTTAAGTCAAGGTCATCGGCAGTATCGCCAACCTGTTGCATAACAAGTAGCCCAGCAGTTACTGCTTCACCAGTTTTAACGTACATAAAATCTCTTTCGCCAATCTGCATACGAGTACCTACTTTCTGTTTTTGGGCAGTAGTAGTTACTTTTTCCCATCCATATTTTCCCATTATTGTTTGTGGAAAAGACATATCTAACCTCCTTAAAGGTTACTTATTACAGGGCTAACCCCTGCGACCAACCGTTAATTATTTAGAGAATCCTGAGAGCCACGGTCAATCGTTACAACTCTCAGGACTCTATTATACATCTGGGTGCTGTGCCCGTTTATGGAAAGTCAGCTTGGAAGATACTCCTGCGCTGTTCTTGGCCTCTGCCTCAAAGCCACAAGCATCACAGAACCCTTTAGCCGTTGTCGGCTCCATGCTCTTCCAGTCAGTCTCTCTACACCACCGACACTCACACCCTTCATTGGGCTTCCATGTGAACAAACCTATCTGAGCCTTCCGCTTAATGTAATCAGGATTACCGGGAACATTAGATACTGATGTACCCACTGTATCCTGTAAGGCACCATCCACATTATATGAAGGAGTGTGTCGGTACAGGGTAGTCTTGGGTTGCCATTCGTCTATATACGACATGGAATAGCCCAGACCTGCCAGTTCCTGTTTCAGCTTATTTCGCTCAGTTATGTTCGTTACCACGTACTACTCCTAGTTAGCAGTAGACAAAGCAGATATATCAAATTTAACACCTGCGCCACGGGTATCATCAAGTTCAAATACACCGTAGTCAGCAGTCATTACAACTTCTGTAGCCCTGAGAGAAGCATCTCTCTGTCTCTCTGTCCGTGTATCCACGCTCGTAAGCGTAGCCATAGCGGACTTGTCAGCTATAACTCCAATACCATCATTACCACTGTCTTCTGTAATATTACCGTCCTCAAATATAGGGACGTTATTCATGGGCCTCAACCCACTCCAGAAGTTTGAAAGCAAGTCTGCAGACCATCCCTCTGGAACAGAGTTAGAACCAGCAGATGCTACAACCGCAGTTTCTTTAGATAGATATGCCACCGCATTAGGATGGTGGAGTATGTAGAGCTGGCTACCAAACTTATTGGCCTTGGCATAGGCAATAATGCCCTGCAGGTTAGAGGCTTTCATGTATGTTGGCCCCGTACCACCAAGAAGAGTGCCCTCATTAAGGTTCGTATAGAGAGCAAGAATATCTCCGTCTTTCTTTCGTGCCATGCCATCACCAAGCTGTCTTCCAATTATGGAGAACACATTAGGTGCGGACTGCCTGACGAGCTTGTCAGTCAATATGACCTTCGCACCAACTTCTGCTGCGGTAAGGTCAACGGTTGTCATCCCGATTTCTTCCTCGTCTACTATGTCCTGACCATCTACTAGGTCACTCATCGTCATCGTCCCAACCTTGGGAACGGTTACCTGCTTGGCTCCCTTGGGCAGCTTAAACTGCTCAGTGAGTGCTACGGCAGGAGCATTATGCTCTTCTGTGTACCGGGCCGAACTAATGATTATGCGCTGGGCATTTTCAAGATTGCCCGTTGTTGCTGTCTGTGCCATGACAGACCTCCTTAATTACTTGGGTTTATCCTAGCCCAGCAGCCCTTCGTGCTGCTGATTGTGCTTGAGCAGACCTGTCACCTTGATTGTATCTCTCAAGCCATCTATCCTCATCGGTGGAAGCAGCCGGAGAACTTTGACTATCGTCAAAACTCTGCGACGGAACTCGTTCAGCCTTCAGCGTAGCGAGTTCATTTTCAAGGTCTCTTCGAGCCTTGATGTCTTTTGCAGCGTCTTCCATGCTCTGAGGGTTATCATACTGCTTTAATCTGGCAAGGTCAGTCATCTTCAGGTCGTATTTCGTAGCGAAATGTTCCGCTGCGTTAGACTGACCCTGAATGTACTGTAACTCTTGCTGGTGATTCTGTTGTGTCTGAAACGCCTGATTCTGCTGTGCCATCCAAGATTGCGTCATCTGCTGCGCTTGGTCTGGTAAGTAGCCCTGTTGTTCCAGATTATGCTGTACCTGTGCAGCCTGTTGCTGCCACTGTGCCTGCAACTGACCCTGCTGGTACTGCTGGTTCTGTTGCTCTACCGTTTGTAACCTTCTCTGCAGCTCATCCATATCAGGGGATGGCTCTGGAGCAGGCTCCTGTACGGGAGGAGCTTCGGCAACAGGAGCAACAGGTGTATCAGAAGCCTCTGCTGGTGTATCAGGAGCCTCAGATACAGGAGTATCTACATCAGGTGATGTATCAGTATCCTCAAAGGTATTAACCCCTTCAAATTCAGAGGTGATATCCGTAGTTGAATCACCCGTTTCCGGGGCTGGTGCCTGTGTTGTATCTGGTTGTTCTGCCTGATTAACCATAATTACCTCGACTTAAAATAACCTTAGTATACCCTACTGTCAACGGGTTCCCGATGGTTGATGTGGCATATATCCACCTTCACCAGTTCGATACATCCTATTATGATAACGCTTTCCTATATCAGTTACAGGCTGATAGAAATCTCCGTACCAGAAAACAAGGGCCATATCCAGATAGGGATAACCTTCTGTCTGGGCACTCTGGATAACATGCTGTTTTCTTAAATCAGACCTTCTTTTAACAAGGGTTTGAATCTGCCTGTCAGAATCGTACATCTGCTGCTTTCTACCCCTGTCAAAACTAAGGTACTCGTTCCACTTCTGGGCTATCTGGGGCATGGTTTGCGTTGCATTAGGTGCCAGCTGGTTAATGTCTCTTCCTATGTCCCAGTATGGCCCCATTAATGCTCTGGACTCGTCGTATGCTTTTTCCCGTGGAGTATCGTTAGCACTTAAGGCACGCATAAAATCGGCATGGGTTGTATCTCTGGCAGCTTCAGAAGATACCCGTATATTTTCTACGTACTCTCTTCTTGCCTCAAAGAAATTACTCCATTCTATATTGTCAGGGTCATCGCTTACGGGTTCGATAGCGTAGTACCCGGCAAGCAGTAAATCCACACCTACCCTCATATCCTCCATCTTGCCTGCTGCGGTATAAAGAGAATCGTAATACGCATCTCTTACTTCAGGTGACTGATTCTGTATTGACCGATGGTAAATCTTTGATATGGCTAGCTCTGCGCCTTCAAACTTAGCCCATTTTTCTGACTTCTTTGCACGCCATTCACTAGGAGATAAAACATTTGTCCTAGCTCCCCTTGTCCAGTTCTCCAGCTTGTTATCGTTCTCTACCTGTTCTATGGTAAGAGCTTGTCTTACACGACTGGTAGTCCTTCCTGCATTTCTTACATCTTCTTCAGATACCTGACCACCAAAGAGCCGTTCAGTCTCTGCACGTGCTGTCTCACGTAATCCTCCCCCTCTGGCAGGGGCAAAGGAATTAAGCATCGCATCCCAGAAAGGAATCTCCTTACGGGGCATACGTAACTCACGGTCAAACTCTTCGTATTCTTCTTCTGTTAAAGCAGTACGAAACTCATTACGGGATACCCTGTCCATCTCACGATAGTCAGCAACCTTCTGTTCCATCGGACGGTCATTGAGTTTCCAGAGGTCATCTATAATGTGCATCACAGAATCGGCACCAGAGGTTACCAGACGACCAGCCCCACCAAAGAAACTCTCATATAGATGGTTAACCCTCTGAGGACTTCCTATTATATTGTCCACAAACTCCGGCATAGGTATATTTTCTGAAGCATACTCTCCCAGCCCTGCCATCCTACGTGCAGTTTCTGATGTAGTCGGAATATACTGCTCTTCAAGTTCCCTGCCTTCTAAATCAGGGTCTACGATAGGTGCCCGTCTCCATGTGTCATATCCAAATATCTCTTCACCAAAAGATTTAAGTATTTCTGGTGATGGAATATCACTGATAGGAGATGTGCTTTTGAACACTTCTATAGCCAACTGTTCTTTATCAAAAGGAACCTCTTCATCTGTAATCTCATCCAGTAAAGTTATATTCTGCATTAACATATTCCATTCCCGTAACTTATGAGGAATGACTATGTATCTTGGAGTAGGACGATTTGTTCGTGGGTCTAATATGTAGTCTCCATTCTCATCCCTTTCTGCATGAAGCATAAAAATCATGGCGTTATACCTGATGTACTTTGGGACATCATAGAAAAGAGGAATATCGTTATACTTCTCACGCTTATTCCAGTGATTTAATATGGTCCAGTAAGTCATCATCCCCATAGATATGCGGAATGCAGCAGCCATAGGTCCACCAGTAGCCACATCCATGTATTTAGATGTAACGCCCTTCGGTGTACCTCTTATTCCTTCGGGAAGCCACCGACTGCTAGGTACATAGTTTTTAACCTGCTCACTTATCGAACCCCATTCAAACTGTGGGCCACCACGTACTGGATTACGGACAGGCCGTATCTCTGGATGTAGATTAATCCCTAAAGCTCGCCACGGTAACTTGAAACCTTCCGCAGCAGCATTTAGAAATAAGAAATAGTTATTAAAATACCTAACTTGGTCACCGCCACGACCAAAGTTAATCGTTGCCTCTATACCATTATGTGCTGAATGTCTTCCTTCGGAAGAATCAGCAAGCCCAAACCCACGTGACTGTGGATTGTCGATAACACTGCCATCCACATCAAATCGTGGCACCCAGCTATCCAGCATTTCCCTCTGGAAATCCTCACGGGACAGATTCATTAACCTATCGTATTCCTGTTTTCCTATCAGCTTCTTAAGGGATTTCTCAAATACCTTTAATCGTGGAGCCTGCTCGATAGCCTCACCAGTAGCAGGTATTGCACGCCTTAACTTACGTCCAAAGTTACGGATAGTTCCATCTCTCACACTATCCCGTAATGCTTTATCTAGTTTCTTTCCTGTCGGGTCATCAATAACACGGGCATTATCAACATGACCTGCTTCCTGTAGTTCTCTCTGTATACGTTTATATGCAGCATTAACCTCAAAATACCGAGCCTGATAGCCACCCATGTACTGGGACATCTCTGCAAGTCTGTCTTCACCATTGATAGCAGCTTTATACAGACTCTGGATAATACGTATTATGCTTCTGTGTGGACCTATACCAGCACGAAGCATCACGGTATAGGAGTCTATAAGGGCATTTCTGGTAAAGAAGAGAGGGTTATACGTGGTATGAACAGAACGAAAATACCCGTTTGTTGCTGCAAATATCTTATGTGCCTCAGTTACTCCACGTGTGGAAAGTCCTGAACGTCCGTTAACAGCATCCCAGAGCCACTTGGGAACCGGGCCACCATCGGCAGCTCCGTAGACCATTCTTTCTCCACCCTCGTAGAAGGAGAAGTATCCTGACGCTGCCTCTTCGTTATACGGGATTGCCTTTCTTATGAACTTATCGCTTAAATCTTTAAGGCCAATCTCTTCTGCTATTCCCATACGTACCACGTTCTTGGTCACATCGTTACGGGTAATACGTAGTTCTGTCTGTATGAGCTTACGCAGCATCGTGTCACCAAGAGGTGGTAACGCTCCCATTACCTCAGGGTTCTCACTGTAGGCATATATTCCGTCAGATTCCACGCTGAATCTATTAGTACTGGATAACCCTCTTGCCTCTGCATCGGCAAATTCGATGTACTCGATAGGGTTATACCACGGATACTTGGCCTTTAACTCATCATGAACCTTTGGACTGATAATACCTTCATCACGAAGACGCATACGCATCTCCGAGTAAAGGTCACGTGCCTTCTCTGCTCCCTCAACAAGAGCGTCGTACTGCTCTTTAGTGTACTCAGCTCTTAACTCGTCATCCCATTTAAGAAGATTCTCAGATGATGTTCTCTCTCCAGTAACCGGGTCAATAATATCTGGTAATTTCTTCTTCTGTAGCCTTGCACCTTCCTCGATAAAAGGCCAGTGTTTAAACTGCAGATATCTTTCTATATGTGCCTGAGTAACACCCTTTGCGAGTATAGGTTCTATATCGTACCTGATGAAGTTTGTATATCTCGCTGCTCCACGTAACGGCGCACCAGCAGATAAAACAATTCCAGAAATCACATCCTCTTTACTGCCAGCACGGAATATGGCACCGGGATGCTTGGAACGGAAATAGTTATCCTGCAGAAGCCGTAACCCGAAAGTGGAATCCCACCATGAAAACATCATCTTGACGTAGGTATCAGCAGAAAACGGGAATCTGTCCTTTATGTTTCGTGCTATTACATTGGGAGCATCCATTCCAGACTTTGTAGTATTGGTCTGTGGAATACCTGATGCAGCTCCTTCTTCAATAGCAGCGTGACCAGCATCACCAAGCTCACGACGACGCTCAATAAAAGAACTGGGTTGAAACTCCTGAACCGATGGCACCGCTGCCTCGGTGGGGCCAACACCAGTGATTGCTGCTTCCGCTGCACGTGTTGGAGGAATAGCCCTTGCTATCTGTGTTCCCGGTGGTGGCTCTGCTGCACGTACAGGTGGCTCTATTGATTCCGCAACACGTGTCAGAAGTTGCTCATCTGTTAACGGGGCAGGGTCTATTTCCTGAACCAGACGAGATATCAGTGCCTCATCATTAAGTCGTGCCGGGTCTATCTCGGCAACAACTCTTTCTATAAGCTCTTCATTCTCTCTTATTCTGGTAGCCTCTATATCTCCAGCAATACGTGTAACTAATTCCTCATCAGTTAAACGAGCTTCAGGGGCTGCTGCTGCAGGTATCGGTTCTAGTCCACGTTGTAATACGTTGAGATTGTCTGTTAATTGTCTTCTGTTGTTACCTTCAGCGACTATTGAAACTTTTGATATTGGAATAGGATTAGAAGTTACTGCTGACACTTCCTGTGTACCATCAGCAGCAGTTGATGCGTATCTAGCTGTCCAACCATCAGCATCCGAATAATCAATTGCAACTAGAACAGCAGGTCTAGAGGGGTCATCTATAAATTGAAGTCTAGGTTCGCCAGCAGCATATATTCTTCTATCCCCTCCGGGTGCTGCTTCAAGTACCCCTCGCTCTACAGCATCATCATATTGTTGTCTATCCATAGCTCTATATAAAACTTCGGGAGCATTACCTTCAGGAGTTCTAGGTACAACATTTCCGTCAGCAAATCCTTCTACTAGTCTTGTAGTAGGAACTGGTACCTCTGTCACTGCTGCTGTAGGTACAGGGGCAGGCTCAGGAGGAGTAAATGGTATTACTTCACCTTCTGGCACATCTCCTCCCATGATTGCACGGCGTGCAGTTACAGGTTCTGGTGTCACACGTACGTCTGGTTCGGCAAGTACCTCAGCTGCCACGTCACCTACCTCTCTTACACGAACCCTGTCAGGAACTATAGCATTGGGATTCAATGCAGCACGGCCGTCCTGAATCCTGAACTGACTGCGTATCCCTGTAAATCTATGGAATACGTTATTCGATAGCCCTACTGCCTGAGCCGGGGTAAAGGTCTGTGTCTCTCCACCTACCTCAAGACCGTCAATCATATCGTTAGCAAGTTTAAGTATTCTTCCTGATAAAACAGATACCTGTCTTCTGTTTAATACTGGAGTAGATAACAATGCGCTTCTGGCACCACGGCCAGCTGCCCCGACTAACTGAAATGGTGCCTTGATAGTTGCAGCAAGAGCCTGTTCCATACGGGCAATTGGAGTTAATGCAAGCTCAGTAGCTCGTAGTGCGCCACGGGCTACAGGAGCAGCCCTTCCAAGCCTGCCTGTAGTACTGAGTCCCTGACCTGTACGTGCAGCACGGGATAATCCCTGTACTGCCCGTGCTTCTGGCAGGGCAAACCAAGGAAGCTCTTCTAGGGTTCCAAGAACACCGGGAGGCAGCTTGTATAAGTCTTGGCTTATCTCTCTACGCTCACGCTGGGTAGCTGGTATTCCTGTTTCTACCTCTTTGCGTGCTGCTTCTTCAGAGATACGCTGCTCTCGTACAGTATCGGTACGGGGCAATATAGGTTTGTCTGTCCATTCTGCCAGAGGAGCTGCAAAAGCACGGATTATAGGATTATCCAGTATCGGATTAGCCCTTATTCCCCTGCGTCCAGAGATACCCGGAAATTCAGGGTCTACGTACTGCTCAAAAGCATCCCAGTTGAGACCAGTTCCGGTATCTTCCCGTCTAACGGGGATAGTTCGTGCTATCTCCCCGGCAAATGGCTTTGCAACACCCTCATGTACGTCCCCTACCTTAGATAGTGCCCACTCGACAGGTGGTAATGAGGCTATCTGACCAAGTTCTGTGCCCAGTCCGGGGAAAAACTTGGATTCAGGGTCTCTGTCCCATAGATACTTCTTCCATACGGACGGGTCTTGTGGAGCCTGTGGCTGGGGTACGGGAACAGGAGGAGGAGCAGAAGGCTGTTGTGGTTGCTGGGCAAACTGCATCCGCTCTTGGGCAAGTTGCTCAAGTTCACGGCGTTCCCTGTCCCTGCGTTGCATCAGGGTTTCAGGTTCACCCCACTGGTGCCACCAAGCGTGAGGCATTAATAGAGGAGGAACCTAGTACTAGGAGAGAACTGCCTAGTTGATACCCCTCTCTGCTGTGGTGTCCGGGCTGCGTATCTATGTGTATACGGATTCTCTGTAGCAGCCTGTTCGAGATAATCTGTAAAGCTGGTCATCTTGGAGGGGTCAGTTCTATCTTGAAGCTCCTGTCCTTTTACTCCGAGAAACCTGTTATAGACATCTGAGAACTGTCCACCATAATAGTCTCTGGCTCTCTGCTGCATAGGTCTTGTACCGCCAAACTGCTGTCTGCCAAGCATACCCATGTATGCAGTCTGAGGCTCCATCTCCAGTTGGGTCTGGAAATAGTCGTCAAATGAAGCTAGGTTTCCATTAGTCGCCATATCTATCCTCTACGCATAAGCGGAACTTACCCACTCTGAAAACTTACCAGCACCCTCAGGGCCATACTGAGTCTGCATCACATCGTATATATTACCTAAACTACTTCTACCTTGTTGACCAAATCCGGGACTCATACCTAATGCAGCCTGACTTGCGCTTAGTATATTTGACCTATAATTCTCGCTTCCGGGGTCAAATAAAGTCGACCACGCTGGTGATAAGCTAGACCAGTCAGTCCCTCCGTAACCACCAAGGTGTTTTGCCAGAGACCCGTAAGATGACCTAACATCTCCTAGCCCCCTACGGTCACCTTCAAGATACTGCCTAAATGCAGCCCCTGTATCCATTGGGTCGCCTTCATAGCCACCCTGACCTGAGCCAAGTAGGAATCTGCCGTATGCAGGTTGATACCCGGCACCTAAAGACTGCATTCCTCTTGCCATGCCACCAAGGGTGGCACCGCCATACGGAGCCATACGCCACTGTTGCCACTGTTCAAATGGGCTAAGTGATTGCTGCCACAGAGAGGTAGGACCACCAGCACCGCCAATGGCAGCAAGGTTTGCCCCGGCAGCAGTATCCTGACCAAATGGCAGATTGGTTGTCGGGTCTATATCTACTGATGAACTAACAGGATAGCCAGTAAATTTTGCACCATTACCAGCAGCAGCAGCATCCGCTTCTTTCTTCGCTGCTTCAGATATAACTTCTGTTGTAGTAGATGGAGTCGTTACGTAACCAGCAGCAGCAGCAGCAGCATCCGCTGCTTTCTGTTCTCGTAATTTTCTCTCCGCTTCCTTCTGTATCGCATCCTTTTCTTCCTTGGTACTTGGTTCCACTGTAGGCTCATCAAGAGGCCCACCAGTACCGGGAAAACCACCACCCGGTCCAGCAGCAGCTATTGCATCTGCTCTCCTCTGGTCTGCAACAGTTAAAGGTTTAACGGCCTCTACTGCTTTAACAGCTTCTACTTCTTCTTTAGGAGATACTACAGATGGCCTTGCAGGAGTAACTTCTTCTTTTGGAGATACTACAGCTCTAACTTCTTTAAGTTTTCTTTCTACCGCAGTTGTGGATGTAACGCCCTGTGGGTCTTCTGCAAGAATTCTTACGGCTACTTCCTCAGCTTCTTCATTAGTACCTTTGCCTTTCTTAAACGAAGGATTATCCATTACTGCCTGTGTAACCTGAGCTAATTTCTTATTGGCTGCTACAGCTGCTTCATTAACAGGAGCCTGAGCAGCAGGAGTTCCTCTGACTGACTCGTCAAAGAACTCTTCAAACTGTGGGTCTCGTGACCTTAACCATCTATCTGTTATCGGACCTGTAATCCCCTCTCTCAAGCTACCACCACCAGTTCCAAATGCTCCAAGCTCACCTTGCATTCCACCTACATCTGTCATAGTTCCGAGACCAGCCTGTGGAAATGACCCAGATTCAAGTTCTGCCATCTGTGGAGAGACTGCAGCCTGACCGGGGACGGTTCCCCTGAAACCTGCTGGCTCTCCAGCAAATCCTAACTCTGTAGGAGCTATCTGCATTAAATCACGAATCGTAGACGGGTCTGTGGTATCCATTAATCTTCTTACAGGATATTCAGGAACTCCGACTGGACTCCATTTATCAGGAATATCTTCTGGCCCCCACCTAGCAGGATTCGTCCATCCACCCCCAAAAGTCATATCCTGACCCATTGGTCCGACTTCTGACATTGCGTCAAAGGGAACTGAACCAAGTCCTGTTTTCTGTAGAGCAGACCGTAATCCAATCTCTCTCATCTGTTCTGGAGTCAGCATTGGTGCCGATGGAGGTGGCTCAGGACCGATTGGTACATTCATATCCATCGGGGCAGAACCGCCACCCATACCACCAAGGAATGGCCTTTCTGCTGGCGGTACTGGCATATCCATCATTCCACCACTGATTCCTCCAAGTAGTGGAGGGGGAGGGGATGGAGTTGGTGGAGGTGCTGGTACTGGCATTGGAGTAGGTCGTGCTACAGGTACATTTCCTATATCACCCGGCTCTCCCGGCATCCCTACAAAATCCTGAAACGGACTTGATGCAGGTGCAGAAATCTGCTGAACTGCAGATGATATTGCATTAGCTGCTATTTCAGGAGAAAGGTTTCCCAGTTGCGGAGATGCAGCGAAAAGAGCAGGAAGGTCAAATTCTTCCTCTCCTCCGTACATACCTCCACCGAAAAACGGGTTACCCGTATGCCAAGGTCTATGGGGCATATTATCCTCCAGCAGCCGGGGGTATCAGCCCAAGGCTTGCTAATCTGGTCTCTGTATTCTGCGCTCCCGGTCTTGGTGTCCCTGCAGGAACAGATGGGCCGACTGGAGCGGTTGGCGCAACAGGCGGTACTCCCATCCCTGCGTTAGGCATTACTGTCGGAGGAGCCATCGGGCCTCCTCCACCGGGACCGGGTGGAGGTGGTGGACCACCGGGTCCAAGGGGTGGCGGTCCCCCCGTAGGAGAACCGGGAGGGCCACCACCGCTCATCATCTGCGACTGTTCCATCGTCTTCATCATGAAGAGGCGTGTGAGTTCGCCCTGATAGAACATGGCAAGGTCTTGTCTTCCCTGCCGTAAAGCAGCCTGAAGCATAGTCCATAGCTGTGCTTCAGGAAGCATACTCTCTGCCATCTGTGCGTTGATAGAGTCTTCCATCTGGTCTGCGGACTGGAGTCCCAGAACGTGGTCACGGATGAATACGTCAGGTAGTAGAGGCGTTGGTCCCTCTCTTGCTATCTGAGCCATGCTCATCTTGGTCATCTCATCCTGAGGCAGCTGTCCTACAAACTTAATCTCCGCATCCCCTGCGTTCTTTACCGTATCCGATGATATCTCTTCAGAGAAATACATCCTGTTCCTGTCCTGACCGCTAACCTCTATGGACTGGAATGAGCCAGTGATGTACTGGTCTGAAATCATTCTGGCGATACACATATATGCCCGTTCCAGTGCCTGCAACTTAGGCACCAGAACAGTCTCAACTCCCTGTCTAAGGGTATTGATAGCGAATCCTGATAGCTGGAACTCAAGCTGTCCGTAGATGGAGTGGGGAAGTCCACCCCTCTGCATCTCCCCTGAGACGAGTCCCATGAAAGCCCCTGATTCCTTTGCCATCTCGAGCAGTCCGAGAGGCTCAACGTCCTCTCCCTGACCGAGTGCAATCTCAGAGCCTTCCTTGTACGGGTCTTCCTCAAGTGTCTTGGTTCCGTCACGGGACTTTACCTTGAGTCCCTGCCTGCGTGACCTTGCGGTAAGCTCCAGCATGACGCTCATCATGAAGTTATGCTTTTCAAACAGGTCACGGGAAGCCTTGTAACAGGACTCACCGTAGTCTTCCATCGTATCCAGATTGCCAGTATCGGTAACGGACTGGACCATTGGTGTCGCACCGACTGGTCCTATGAATACGGGAACCTCGTCTGAGCCGTGAGTGGTTCTCTTCTTAAGAATCATCTCTTCCGTGCAGACTATATTGTCCTCACGGTCATAGAAGTCGAATACGTCAACCGCATCGTCATCGTTCGGGTCGTCACCCTCTCCTGAGACATTGACATCGTAGATTGCCTTTATCTCTGAAGGAGTTTTCTTGGTCTTGTAGCACGCCCAAGCAAGCCCGTTCTTCCCTTCACCCCAGTAGGTGTGCATCGTATCCCAAGGCTGGACATCGACGTAGGTCTCCCCGTCCTCATCCTTGACAAGCAACGCTCTTCCTGAGTACCAGCCCCTGAGGGTGATATACCAAGCAAGCTGTTGCCTGACGGTAGGTTGAAGACGCTTGGTAAGACGCTCATCTGCAGCCTTGAGCAGTCCTATGATAAACCTTTCCTTGGCATCGTTGTTCTCACGCATCTCCCTGTCGGAGTTTCCGTAGGGAATGCGGACAACCATCTCTGAAGATGTCATCCAAGAGATTAGTTTATCGGCATATACCTGTGGTTCGTTGGATGTGTAGGACTGGTAGCCCTCTCCTGCGTCAAACTCCTCCAGTCGGTAGAGCTTGTGGTCGTCATCCATCCGTGAACGCAACGGTTCAGTTAAATCGTAGTGGTTATCTACTAGGGCAGATATCTCTTCGGGCGTGTAGTTAGCCATTTACCAGCGTTTCACCATTATCTTGTTTTTATCGGTGACGTAGCCGTACCCGTAGCGATTTATCAACCCGTAAATCACTGCCTTAACGCCGTGGTTGTACCTGTCCTCAGGCGTTTGCCCGACAATGTTACCATCCCTGTCCATTTTCCACTTGTACGCACGGGCCTGACCGTCGAAAGGGTTTGGTCTCACACCGAACTCCGATAGTATACCCTTACACTTGGGGTCAAATACAATTCTGGGTTCCGTTCTGTCCACCGGGTCTATCTTCAAAAAGGATTTCAGCCTCTCTGTCCCCTCATTGATACGAATCTTCTCCGAATCAAAGAATAATCCAGTTCTCTCAAGCCATACTTCGGCAGGAGCAGCCATCGCCTGATGCTGGTAGCCTGCAACGTCTATGACACCGAACTGTGCGTCCCTCCACCAAGGCTTACTCTGCGCTATATCTATTATTTCATCAGTAACTAGGTTCCTTTCGTATATTTCATCAATAACTCTTACTTGGTCATTGACTATCTGGATGATTTCACAGGCGTATGCCTCTGCATAGCCGGGGTCAATCCAGATATGAACAGGAATATCGGGTTCGTACTTCACTTCCCTGACATGGATATCGGGTCTTATCTCTGAGAACACCATTCCCTGAGGCGGTGCCGGGATTCCCTCAATCCTCTCCATGAAGAAGTCGTCTGATGATGCCTTCTTAAGCTCCAGAATCTCCGGGTCGTTCTTACCACCGGGGTATAGATGCTGGTTCGAGTAGCTTGGAAGGGAGAAAGCCTGCTCGTCCTCCGAGCCTGAGTGCTGCCAAGCCTGATACATCTGCGGATACCAGCCAAGAGAGCCTTCAAACGTGCCTGAAAGGAACATCCACCCTCTCTTAGGTGCGCACCTACCACGTAATCTGTGAAAAGTCTCAAGGTCGAGCTGTGATGCCTCGCATCCTATAACTCCGTCAGGTGCCCTCATAGCAAGAGTGCGTGGGTCTTTTGCAGATTTCGTCTCTATACGGGTGCCGTCTGCAAGAATAATGCGTCCGGGGTCTACCCTTTTAGAGGATTCCTTAAGCAGTCCTAGAGCAGCAAAGTCCTGAACAAGGTATTCAAACTCTGCCCTAGTCCTCTCGTAGTCCGCAGCCACCAGCCAGAACAGCCCTTCGCCGTGTGTCTCAAGAAATCTGGCAAGGAGATACTTGGAGGCGACCATAGACTTCCCGGCCTGCTCTCCCCCTGCCACGAGAGTGAAGCGTTTACGGGAACCGAGGATACGTTTCTGCAGGTCGGTAGCGGTAAACCCTACCTTGTCATAGATAAAATCTGATAGTTCATTAGCAGATGCAGTGGTCATTCCATCAGTTCGTTGAAATACATGCCTCTTGTAGGCATGGTAAACGGAAGTGTTCCTGCTTGATTGACTAATGCACGAGTTCGTGCATTATATGGGTGGCTCCAACCACCTTGATTCAAATCCCAGTACATATCTTTCATTGGAGCAGGAGGAATAGGAGAAGGGATAGAAGGCCCTGCCTGTATCTTAACCTTATCTAGGTTTGCCTGTCGTTGACTTACTAATTCCAACATTTCATCCAAATCGGCCAGTACTCGTTCAGGAGACCTGTATTCCGTTGGTACGGTAGAGTAAGGAACTTCTCCCTTAGCTGCATTTACATAATCTGTGAAGGTATAGGGATTCTCTACTGAAGGAATAACATCCTGAGCTTCTCCAAATCCCCTTGTTCTTATTCTTGGAGTATCAGGTTGAAACAACGGGACATCAGGAATAACTTCCTCTACTCCCTTGATACCGTAGTTCTTTTCAATAAGAAAATCCTGCCAAGTCTTTGGAGCTACTTTCCTTGGAAGAGGGTGAAGCCATTCTGGTCCAGAGTATATCTCTGATGGAAGCAAATCTGTTGGCTTATTCCCATAAACACTACCGGGAAGAAACTGGTCTGGAAGTGCCTGACTCTGAACTCCTCTCTGAACAGTAAAGTCAGGAGGGTTTATTCTCATGGGGGCATTAGGGCTTCCCTTTATCATCTGGGATGCTACAGCAGCATCGAACTCAAGAGGAGGGTCCAATCTTTTTAATTCTTCTATCCTCTGTATGGTATCGTACGCTTCCTCTATCGCCTTCTTAGCTTCAGGGGATGCTGGCCCGTACCATGAATGGGGACCAAGCGGTGTATTTTTTACGGGCTGGGCAGGACGGAATCTACTGGCAGCATCCGTGATGCCAGACCTAATACGAGACGTGATAGGAGAAGTCAGTTTAGATGCCCATCCAAGAGACAGCAAGTCAGCGATATCCATTCCTGTACTAAATGACCTTCCCCAAGGTCCCATCTCAGGCCAGTAGGTTGCGGTGGACACGCCGGGTATCCAAGGAGTTAACGGGTTGGCTGCAATCTCTGCACGACTGGGTGGGCTGAATGGAATCCCACCAACCATCTGCATTCCTACATCAGGAGACCAACCTCTAGATATAAACTCTTCCGGGCTTACGAAAGGCCTGTGGGGGCCGATATGTCCGGGAACGTGAGTCACTTAGAACTCCTAGCTGCGTTTAGATTTAAGGATATTCTCTGCCTGCTGATGAACAGATATTTCTTCTGCAGTAGGGGGGTCATCGAATTTAATTCCCCTGAACTTCTTACGCAACTCCACCATAATATCCTTTGCGGTGTCGTCAGTAACAGTAGTCTGGGGCCTGTATTTATCGGGTTTCAGTCCGTTAAGGACAAATATCTGGAGTACCGGGGGGCAGTCCGGTTCCTTTACCCTCTGGTACACGGTGTACTCTATCTCTTCCGCAAAGTCCTCGTGGGCATCCGCAAGCCTGCTGGCAAATCCGTTAACGTCCTTTCTTCTCCAGCTGGACACGGTACCCCTGTTAATCCTGACTACCTGACATGCGTGCTTGATAGTGCCGTGAAACTCAAGAGCCTCAAGAAAAGCATCCTGACGGGCCTTGACCGCCTCAGGATTGTTGCCCCAGTGGCCGGGTATCTGTGCGTTACTTGCTGGCATTATCTCTTCTTCCGGGTGTTAGTCATCTTCTTACCAGTACGCTTGGCTGCTTTTTTGGCAGCAGCTTTTCCCTTAGCGGTATACGGGTAATGCTTTTTCCCTACTCTGGGCATGATAACCTCCTGCATCCAGCAAACTGGCTGGTGGTCTTTGACCAAAAGATACCACACATGCCCTACAGTACACGAATACCTGTGTTCTTTTCTTCTCTTTAATCCCTTATCTTTCGGGGAACAAACCTCTCCGCACTCCCTGTAAGGACAGGCCATGTCGTACCTGATATTCTCAGCACCGTTACCGTTTAAATACGATACCGTGTACACCTTCGTGGAGAAATTTCCACGGGTGCCTCCCTTCTTCGGAACCACCTCCATCCCTATAACCTGACTCTCCCTGTTTTCCCTGACACGCTTCCTCTTCCTGTAATCCTCTATACGTGGGTCAATTGAGTAATCAGCATACCCACATCTAATACATATACTTCCCTCGTAATCTAAAACAGTTGGCCCGAAACACCTACTACAATCATGTAATTTAACCATCATTCCCATGCTACCATGCCTGTGGGGGAGCGGTAATCCCGGCGTGGTAACTGCCTCATCACATCGACCACCCGTCCAGTATGTATGCCGGGGACTAATCTGGTATCTCCCCCGTAAGCTCAATAATCTCAAAATCCTCAAAAATGCTATAATCCTTCACGGGAACGGCACCTCCTAATTGAATCATCGCAAAACGTTCATCACCGTTCCCAACTCTTTCCACCCCGTGGATACTGATTCTTCCGTACCAGTGTTCACGGGGTCTTCTTTTACCCACAAAAGAAAAAGAAATAAAGAGTCCCCCTTCTTTCCCCCCTCCCTTGACAATCC